TTAGAAGGCACATTACAAGTGATAGAAACAAGTGCGGGTCGTTACTTTAATCTTCTCAACGATAGTGCGAACTCTTACTTAGATGTTTCGCATGGCTTAATCTTTAGGACAAATGCTGCAGATTCACTTAGTACAGCGCTGACTATTGATGCTAATGCCAATGCTAAATTTCAAGGATTTATAAGTGTTGGTGGATTAGCAATAGACGGTAATATAGGTATAAATCTTACATCTTCTGTTGTTGGAGCAAGGTTTGTAACTACTTCAACTAATGCTAATCATGAAGCTATAATTGTAAACCGAAGTGCAGCGGATGGTACTCTAATAGCTTTTCAAAGTGAAGATAGTGATGAAGGAACTATTGCGGTATCAGGAGGAACAGTATCATATAACACATTTTTAGGAGCTCACTATTCATTACTTTCAGATAATTCAACTCCAGATATTGAACTCGGAACTGTTGTATCTACTATAGATGAACTGTTAAGTGGTCACGGAGACAGACTTGCAAAATTTAAAATAAGTGATACTGTTGGTGATAAGAGAGTATATGGTGTGTGGAGTGGTGAATGGAATTATGATAATGATGGAAATCTTAAACACGGCCGTGTTTGGGCGTTAGGTGCAGGAAAAATTAAAGTAACAGGTGCTTGTCAAGGTGGAGATTTACTTGAGTCAAATGGAGATGGTACTGCTAAAGTACAAGATGATGACAGTATTAGAAGTAAAACAATAGCAAAAGTAACAGTAGGAAACAGTAATACAGGCGTAAAAGTTGTGCCTTGTGTATTATACTGTGGTTAAATATTTATATTAAATAGAGAGATTATACTTTTGAGTATATTTATACTAAACGGAGAAACTTAATGGCTTATAAAGTAGTCAAACAATTAATGCCAGCACCCACATCGAGTGTTGATAGAAACGGTAATTCTTTTGATGACCCATGGTGGGTTGAAAGAACTCAACTTTGGGTTTCTAAACTTAGTGGGAGTAGTGATGAATTATGGCAATACAGTGGTAGTGACGCTTTAGCAGACGCTACTACAAAGATGAATGCATTAACTGGGTCTGACGGTTCAGGTCGTTTATATAAGGTTGTAGAAGTATAAAAAAAAGTTTATTTAAGAATATTAGGTTATATTTATTTAAACAACAAAACTATAAAAAATAGGAGACTATAGTTATGGCTGAAAAATCAAATGAAACAAAATTCACAGATGATGAACTAAAATCATTACAAGAGTTACAAACTAATTACGGAGAAAAACAATCTATGTTAGGACAACTAGCTGTTCAAAAGATTTTACAAAATCAAAGAACAGAAGCTCTTGAAGTTCGTATAACAGAAGTTGAAACAGAATATCAAGCAGTTCAACAAGAAGAACGTGATATAGTTGCAAAATTAAATGAAAAGTACGGGCCAGGTCAATTAGACCCAGCAACAGGTGTATTTACACCAACCACTTAACATTTTTATTTAAAAAACAGTCTTAAATCTTTACTTTGGAAGAGTTACTTTATACTTATAATAGTATAGTAAGTATGCTTTACATATAAAAATATAAGATTTTAGGAGAAAAAATATGGCAGAACGAATCGTCTCACCTGGTGTTTTTACACGAGAAAGAGATTTATCATTTTTACCTCAAGCAATAGGTGAAATTGGTGCAGCAATCATTGGTCCAACCGCAAAAGGACCAGCGTTCACTCCAACACAAATAACAAATTTTGGAGAATTTGAAAAAGTGTTCGGTGGAACAGATACAAAATTTTACGTACCACATACAGCAGAACAATATTTGAGAAGTGCTGGTGTTGTTACAATAGTAAGAGTTTTAGGATTAAACGGATATCAAGCTGATACAATTCAACTTGTAGCGTTTGTAGGAAGTAGTTCAATCGCAGGGACCCCAGCTTCAGCAGCAGGTGTGTCTGCAAAAATAACAACTCAATCATTAGCTATTTTAGCACCTTCACGTGGTGGGACAAGTGGAACTGCTGATTTATCATTGTCTTCAGTTACAGGTAGTGATTTAACGGTCGGTGCTACTAAAGATTGGAATGAATTTGATTTGACAGTCGATGGTACTAATATTGACCCAGCATACTATACCTTATCATTTAGTACGGGTAGTGAAAAATTTATAGATAAAGTTATCAGTCCAGATGCACAGTCTGAAAAAGCAGGAGCGAATGATTCATCTGTATATGTTTATAAAGTATTTAAAGAAGCATCACACGCGATATTTGGTTCAGGAATTTTAAGTGACGGTGAAACATTTACTGTTGCATCAGCTTCTTTATTACTTACAGCAAACGGACTTGATTTTACAGGTGGTGTAAATACTATTAATGGAAAAGGACAAGATGATACATTAAGTGCTTGGACTGGAAATAAATCATTTCAATCAGCAAGAACACCGTATATACAATCACAATTAATCAATAGTACAAGATACGAGTTGTTCAGAGTTTATACTCGTTCACATGGTACAGATATGAATACAAGCTATAAAATTAATATATTAAATGTTAAAGATGCTGATGACGTAGCAGGTTCAGATTACGGTACGTTTTCACTACAAATAAGAGTATATAATCCAAACGAAACTGATGATGATAATATAGTAGATACGTTTGATAATTTAACACTTGACCCATTAGCAAGAAACTATTTTGCTAAGAAAATTGGTGACCGATATACTGTGGCAGATTCAAATGGTAAATTAACAACATATGGTGATTATCCAAACTTGAGTAAAGATATTCGAGTAGGTGATTACGGTAGAATGGAAGAAGACGGAGTATTTAAGTACCCAAAGAACGTTGTTCCAATGGGACACTCAGCAGTATACAATACTGTTCCAGGTACTACAAATATACCTTCAGCTTCATTTAATAGATTACAAGTAGATAGTAATGGTAATTTTAGTGAAGGTTTATTTTACGGATTTGATTTTACAACTTTATCAGGTACTTCTACAAGTGATAATATTCAGTATTTAGGACCAATTCCAAATGCAGGTTCAGCTGGAAACAACATAACAATGTCTCTTGAGGATTTCCTTGGACACGCAGACGCAAGTACATTAGGTAGTACATTTTCAGACGGAACTGAAAAAATTACTCTAGCATTATCAAATATTGCACAGAGAAAGTTCACAGTACCGATGCAATGGGGATTTGACGGAGTTAACCCAGCTACACCTGTTCACACAGGAGTAAATATATCATCAGATGGTACAAACACACAAGGGTTCGACCTATCAACTTCAACATCAAATGGAACAGTTGAATACAAGCGAGCAATCAATACTGTTAGTAATCCTGATGAATTTGATATTAACTTGTTAGCAATTCCAGGTGTTATTCACGGATTACACTCTGCTGTAACAAATCATGCAATATCAAAAATAGAATCTCGAGCAGACGCTCTCTATATAATGGATGCATCAGCGTACGATGATAGTATTGATAGTATGAAAACTGCAATCAAGACACTTGATACTAATTACGCAGCTACATATTATCCTTGGGTTCAAATTTTAGACCCTGGTACAGACAGACCAATTTGGGTACCACCTTCAGTAGTATTACCGGGTGTAATTTCTTACACAGACCAAATAGCTCACGAATGGTTTGCGCCAGCAGGTCTAAATAGAGGTGGTTTGACAACTGTAACAAGTGCAAAGAAAAAGTTAACTCACGCTGAACGTGATGATTTGTATGAGAACAGAATCAATCCAATCGCTTCTTTCCCTGGTCAAGGTGTAGTAGTATTCGGACAGAAAACACTACAATCTAAACCATCAGCGTTAGATAGAATCAATGTTCGTAGATTGTTAATTGCATTAAGGAAGTTTATCGCAAGTACTTCAAGATACTTAGTATTCGAACAGAATACAGCAGCAACAAGAAATCGTTTCTTGAATGTTGTGAATCCGTATCTTAATCAAGTTCAACAAAACAGTGGTTTAAGTGCATTTAGAGTAGTAATGGATGATTCTAACAACACACCAGATGTTGTAGATAGAAACCAATTAGTTGGTCAGATATTCATTCAACCAACAAGAACAGCAGAATTTATTGTTCTTGATTTCGTAGTACAACCTACAGGAGCTACATTTCCTGAGTAAGTTTGACTTATAAAGTAGATGTAATGTATAATGAGAAGCCCCAATTTCGATTGGGGTTTTTCTTTTTTACTTAAAATTTCTTTAATTGATATTTATTTATGAGTACGAATTAAAGACTTTTAGGAGAATAACGAATGGCTACTTTAGACCCTTCTGAAATAATGTTCACACCGTTTGAACCGAAAACAAAAAATCGGTTTATTATGTATATTGAAGGTGTGCCAGCTTATTTAATAAAAACAGCGAACAGACCACAAATTCAGTTCGAAGAAATAGTTTTAGACCACATTAATGTAAAACGATACATTAAAGGTAAAGGTGCGTGGCAGCCAATTGATATAACATTATATGACCCTGTAGTTCCATCAGCATCTCAAGCAGTTATGGAGTGGGTTAGATTATCACACGAATCAGTAACAGGTCGTGATGGTTATTCAGATTTTTACAAAAAAGATGTTACATTTAATATGTTAGGTCCAGTTGGTGATATAGTCGAAGAATGGAAATTAGTCGGTACATATATCGAAACTGCAAACTTTGGTGATTTAGATTATGCATCAAGTGACCCAGCTGAGATTACTTTAACACTAAAATATGATTACGCAATCTTACAATTCTAATAGGAGA